AACACCAACAGACTTCTCGGCAACGACAATGTCCCAGTTGTGTTCCTCCAACCAACGGTGCGCAATAGCTTCTGCAGACGCACCGTTAAGTTTCTTCCTGATACGCGCTACGGTTGCGTTGATCGCGTCGTTCGTCATGCTAGCGCCGTCGAGCGCCAGAGCATGGACGGCACGTTCGACTGCAACAGGATTGTCTTTTCCACCCCAGACACGATTCGTGCTCTCGTCGTGGATGTCACGACCGGCCCGGATTGCGGCAAGCATGTGTTCTTCTTGCGCAACGAAAGCGAAGATCACTATCTCAACCTGATGGTAATCCGCGAGCAGCCATACATACCCAGGCCTTGGCACAAAAAGGTGCCTGAGCTTCAAGGGCCGGTGTGCACGTGTGTCGTATGTATTCGCGACGTTCTGCAGATTGGGGTTAGAACTCGAGATCCGCGCCGTAACAGCGCGGCACTGGTTGTATTCACAATGAAGAGCATACATTCCTGGATAGTCCTCGTCTGGGACGCAGCGCGACAGGTAATTCTCGAGGAAATCGATCGTCTTCTCAGAGTGCCTCATCTCAAGCAGAGCTTCCGTGAACGGATGCTTTAACGCGGTTAGCGCTTCAACGTTCGTACTCGGGTTTCCTTTCTCCGTGTACTCTGGAGGAACCAGACCGAGTCCTCCTGCCGACTCCGGGTTGTAGAGGAACTTTGAGAGTTGTTTCGACGAGTTCGGGTTCTCAAGGGTGGGGGCCACCTTTCTAAGGCCTGCTTTCTGAGATAGGACGAGCTTGTTGTAATGAACGAGGTCCTTCCGCCCCTGTTCAACGTCAATGGCAGGCCCTCTGGATTCCATTGCGTAAATCACAGGCCACAAACGCATCTCTTCATCGTAGATGTGCCGAACACCAAGGTCTTTCATCCGATCTTCCAAGAGCAGCCAAAGCATCATAGCTCTAACGGAGTCTGTCATACAATACCGTTTCAATAGTTCAGGCGGAGCCATCCAGTAATCAGCAGCCACGACCTCGCCGAGCTTCCACCCTTTCTTTTTTGCCGCGCGTCGAGCACTGATTGTTGCTCGATGAAGGACTTTTTCGTCGTCGTTATTTATACCCAAGTACTTATCGGCCAAGTCCTTCAGTGCAAACGAAGGCTCTTGGCAGTTCACCGCATGCATGGCATACATAGACTCGAAGAGCTTGCCTTTGACAGAGATGCCAAGGCTCTGTACCATTCTGACGTCGAATTTAACGTTGTGATTGCCTTTCGTTGTAGAGGGGTTGCCCATAACTTTTCGAAGCAACGCAAAATCTCTCGGGTCCCACCAGACTTCACGAGTGAACGGATCAACTTTCTTCGCGCGCAAGAACGCCTGATTGCCATCGCAATCGCAGAACGATATAGCATAGGGCCGATCTCCGTGCCAAACAGACTTGCCTGTAGTCTCGCAGTCGAACGCGAACGGAGACTTCAGTTCACCTGGGGTTACGATTGTCATATCGTTTCCGGGGTGGTTCCGTGGTTTTCGTCGAGGTCGTCCTTCGCGAACGCTTCCCCTGTCTTCGAATCCCTCTGCCAGAGCTCGGAGAATCGCCTCTTCATCTGCGCGTAAGTCTCGTTGTATCGCTGAGAAGCGCTGCTGATATCACCAGCGACCAGGTCCCATCTGTCAGAGATACGCGTCCGCAAGGCGTCCCCCGTTTCTTTGGAGTGCTTGTGAACGTAAAGCGAGCACGGGACCAGAGGGTCCGCCCCCCGTAACCGTTCTCCGTTCTCAAGGTGGAAAGCGCAACCCTTCCACTCTCCGTTCTTGTTGAAACATGGCGGGTCTGCCAAGGTGCGGAACATTGGGTGGACCTTAGCCGCGAGTTCGGCGGTCATCCCGTGGATGATGGGATGCCAGAGCGTTGCCTGAGAAATCCAGCAAGTCCTCCGCGCACAAATGTGCCGCAATGCCGTAAGGTTGAGCCCCCACGTCATGCGGTTGTGCACCCCAAGGGGAAGAATCTCTCGGGCCTCTTCAATCGGAACTCCGGCAGCGAGAAGTGCGTTGTATGTGTCCTGAGCCACTTTCATGGCCTCGTGGAACGCTTGGCTTTTTCCGTTCTCCTTGACAGTATCCGGTGTCCGGTATCGCCCTTCATCGGCGAAGGCCTTCATCGGTTCAATACGTGACCCGCGAACCCATTGCGTACTGTCTGCCACATTAGGAATGACATCGATGACAGCACTGTCGCCTAGCTTGCTTCCGATACGGTGCCTGCAGATTTGGTCCCGCAGGGAGATCGTGATGTTCTCCAAGAGAAAGACGAACCACGCATTCTCACTCACCGGAATCTCGTTCAGGACGATTTTCTGGAAAGTCTCCTCGACTTCTTTGTCCAGCGCCTCGTCCACCTGACACTTTCTTGCTATCTCTTCCGGGAGAGGCACAGAGGACCCGCTATGGGCTACGTGCCATATAGAGAACAGAAGCTCCCGGCAGTATGGCGGCCAGCTAAGGAGCGTTACTTTCGGGTTCATTTCCTAAGCCTTTCGTCTGACTTCTCGGCCCCTGTAAGGTAGTTCCGGGCGTCAATGTAGGTGTCACGGTCTACGTCCCATGGGCAACAGGCGCGATACGCTTTCAGCCCTGCCATCATTGCTCCAGCAACGTGAGGGGGGATGTCATGTGCGAATCTGGTCTGGTAGTGAGTTTCAAGGAGGGCGGTCCACATTTTCCCAACTATGCGCAGGGACTTGGTAAAGTCTCCGTAGACGCGAGCTCTCTGTTTCAGGATCGCGTTGTCCTTTTTCAAAGCATGATCCTCCCGAGGATCTCGTAGGCCTGCGTAGCGTATTCTTTCAGGAAAGCGTAATCCTTCCCGAGAAATTTGTTGGCGTACTGCTCGAGCTCTTTGACGTGCCTTTTGATTGTCTTGTTCCCGGTCTCGGCTTCCAAACAAAGGTAGCTCAGGACAGAAAGGAAGTCAGCGAAAGCGACGATCTGGCCAGCAATGTCTTCCTTGGCTTCTTTCCACAGCTTCTCAAGGGATGCCGTGTCTGGCAAAAGCCTTCCCACGCTCTGGTGAAAGGCGTGCTGGGCTGCCATGTCGAAAGCTGACTTCAAATCCGGGTGGGAGTGCTTGAACGGCCTCGGTAAGTCTGCCGAGATTGCTTCTTCGACATCGTGGATCAAGGCTTTCTGAAGCGTTTCACTTATGACCGTTTCGGGGGTACGGAGCGACCGACAGATCAGCATAGCGAAAAGGGCCGTAAAGAAACTGTGCTCAGCCACGCTTTCCGCGTGCGTGCGCCGACTGTTCGGGAAACGGACGACATACCTGATACGGGTTATGTCACCTGTGATCATCTCTTCGATGTTTAGCATATTGCTTTCGTTTGTCACTGGATGCTCCCCGTCCACGGTTTGAGGTTGTCGTATGAAAAACTGGCCCCTGACCATGTCCTTGCGAACCCCCGCAATTCTTCAGGGCTACCAACCACACCCTTAAAGGTTTCTGCGATCATGACGTTGATCTTCTTGGCTTTTGAGACGTAACCGATTATGGGCCGATGAATAGCGTATGCAAATCCACACTCCCAGACCGTCCCCGTGTCTGGCAGGTTTAGGTCCGGAGACTTGAAATGCCAGCTGTCTTCTCCGCGCTCGATTACGTGCAGGTAGTGCTCTGGCGGAAGCAACCAGTCCATAACGGCAAGCACAACGCTAGCAGTTTGGATAGCATCGATATTTGATAACAGGATTCGTCTTCTGTCTTCTGAACTTGCTGCAGGCTTCAGTACCCCTGATTTCCTCGGGGAGTAAAACGGTACTCGCTCTTCCAGGAGGATGTTCTCGATGGTCTCCGCGAGCTCAAGCTGCGGTCGATTGAAGAATGGCGCAGCGATGTAGCAGCTCATCCTTTCAAAACCTCCTCACAACCTCTCCATGAGTGCAATACCCGCCGGGTATGGCCTCCCTCGACAACTTTATGAGTACCTCAAGAGGGTCAGATTCCCTTTTCGCTTTCTTCATAGGTCCTCCTTTAAAACGCTGGCCGGTCCTGCCCCGGCTATTCGGTTGCACGCTCACTACCCACCGCAGGCATCGACACTCGGCTCTAGATGCCTTGTTGTCGGCCTCTGCAACCCTCCACCGTGGGTCATCTCGCCCCACCGCAGCGTTTCTTCCGTCACTTCACCTTCACAACCCTCCCCTTCGCTTTGGCTTTCTTCGGCTCCGGCTGAGCCTCCTCTTCCTCCTCAACCTCAACCGCCTCCTCTTCGACGAGACTGAGCTTGCTTACGGCAACCTTGTAGGTGCCCGTCTTCGTCTTGACGCGCGCCCGGTCGTCGTCCATGATCTCTACGATCTCGCCTTCGAGCTCCTTACCGTTGAGCTCGAAACGGACTCTCATGCCGATGGAAAGCGCTACCTCATCGTTCTCAGTCTCGGCCTCAGGTTCCGCCTCAGCTTCGGGTTCTTCTTCCGTTTCGTCCTTTTCCTCAGCGGGTTCCTCAGCGGGTTCCTCCTCCTCTTCTTCCTGCTCCTCGTCGTCGCCGTCTTTCAGGAGCCGATTGATGTAGAAGTGAGTGTAGTCGTCCTTGGTACGGACACGGATCCGAACAGCGGGCTTCTCTTTCGTGATCTCGTCCAGAACCTCCTCCAGCTGATCGATGTTGTCACCGTCAGGAACGTCCTTGCCGAGACGTGCGATCCTGGCCTGCAGGAAAAACAAGTTCTGATCGGTTTCCATCCCGTCGTAGTCGCGGACGATCTCACCCTTGCTCTCTCCGTGCGTGATGGTCGCCTCCCAGGTCACCTGCATACGTCCAGAACTCTGGCTTTCCCCGAGTTCTGCCAGTGTGATCCGCGCCTTGTAGACCCCGTCTTCCACAGCGCTGCCGAAGTTCTGCGGTTTCTCTTTCCTTGCCTTGTCCCACTTGTTCTTCAGGGCAAGCAAGCGTTTCTTGAACTCACTGGCCATTCGTCCTCCTCCTTTTTGTGATTAGTTCACCTTACTTCACCTCTTGATTACGAGGACTTTCTTTTTTTCTCCCCCTCCTTTCGGTTGTGCATTTGAGTTGTTATTTGAGGTGACAGCGAAAGCCTTTAGGAAATTCGCGTATCCTTCCTCGGGCGTCGTGCCCATCTTGATTTCTTTGACCCCAACGAAATGATTCGTGAGGCGGTGACCAGCCAGAACATCCTCGTTCCCTCTGATCTGAAGCACGCGATTTCCGTTTTCGTCGTAATGCCCGTAGGCAACGATATCGCAGAGCGGATGGACAACCTTGAGTGCGCCACGCGCCATGCTCGGGACGACCTTCATCGTTTCCTCTCTCATCCGCTTGACTATTTTCTCGTCGGCATGACTGATGAAGATTACCCCGCGCTGCGTCGCCGTGATGCGGTTGCAGGCAACGGTGAACTCGCTCCGGAGCCGGTCCCATCCGCGCGCAAACCCTTCCTCTGACAGGTGATCGATTGCCAGCTCCTCGCAGACATAGTCCTCGCACCACTTGTAGAGGTAGTCCACGGTGTCAACGACAACCGTCGAGAAGTCGCCGCTCTTTTCCAGCGCCCTGATGAACATCATGAACCGTTTCCAGTTCTTGATCGGCTCACGATAGACTGAGAGAGACTTTGTTCCTCTTTCAGTCTCGGCGAAGACAGGCTTCGGGAAACAGTTCGCCAGAGTGGTCTTTCCCCATTTGGGCGGGGCATAGAGCAGGATGCTGTAGTCCGCAAGCCTGTGACTTGGGGTCGTCCTCTCCGTTGGGAGTGTTAAGATCTCCGACTCACCGCCCTTTTTCGTTTTCATCCCTTTCCTCTCCCCTTGAAGTTGATTTTCTCGTAGCGACTGTAGTCGTCATTGTAGCAGAGCGGCACATAAACGCAGAGCCCATACCGGCCACGGCAGGGTTGCCCGTAAAGCTCACCGGGCATACTTGCGTCACACCAAGCAAAGTACTCCGGAAGCTTCGCTTTCAACCACGCCTTGAACTGCTCCAGTTCCTCTTTAACGACGTGGACACGGTAACGCTGGAAATAATACTCTTCGCCCTTCTCAGAGATGTGCTCACGGATCCTTTTTACATAGGCTTGGATTGTCTCTGACTTGCCAAGTTTCAGTCCAGGTCTTCGGATCATATTGTAGATGAAACCAGCTGGAAGCTTTCCTGTTAGTATGGAAAGCGCAAGCAGGTAGATATTGATCTGCAAGTCACGCAAGAGGACCTCGCCGAGCTCCTCCTCACGGATATCACCAACATTCTTAGTGTCTGACGGCCACAGCCCTCCTTTTTCTTCGTAGACCAAGTCAAAGTACCCGTTCAGATATGTCCCCTCAAAAGGCACGCGGAACTTACCCTCAATCTCTTTCAGTTTACGCTTCGCGTCCTTTTTCTCGTAGTATTTTACGTAAGCGGGGATGACCGCCGTCAGCTGCGCCTTGATCAACTCAAAATCCTGCTCCGCAACGCTGTCCCATTTTCCGGCTTCGGATTTCTGGATTCGATCGCAGACAGCCGCGACAACCTTCTCTGCGTCGAAAGGCTGCTGGGCCTTAACGAAATTGTGAACAGCCTCAAGGACTTCATGTGCAATGCGTCCGTAATTCAGCGGGAACGGCGTCCGTCGAGGCATCCAACCTTGTTTCCGCAGGCGGGCTTTCTGATTGCATTCAAGCCAGTCTCCGAGGCTGCTGGCACTAACGCCTATCTCTCTCCAGTTCACTTTTTCAGGCATGTGAGCACCTCTTTTGCGAAACGTGCGAACGTCCTCACGTACGCGTTCCACTGTTCACAGTTCTCTCCTCCGCGCCTGAGCAGGGCAGCCGGATGAGACATCCTGAGTACAGGCAGCGTTTGGTCACCGAATTCGATACCCCAATAAAGCGCGGGAACGCGACCCAGAAGGATGACAGCCTTCGCACCGCTCATCGAAAGCGTCTCCCGCAACCGAGGGGAGCAGTTCCTTACCTCTTCCTCGAGCGGGGCACGATTCGGCTGCTTCAAACCGTCGCAAGGACGGCACATAAGAAGATTGCCGAAGAATTTCCTTCCCGGTACGTCTTTCAGGGCTTTATCGAGAAGACGACCAGCCGGACCCACAAAAGCTTCACCGATAACGTCCTCACTCCTGCCTGGACCTTCTCCAATGAAGAACAGATCGCAAGGTAGCTCCCCGCGCCCGAAGACGTGTTTGTGAGCGAACCTGCCAATGGCGCATTTGGTGCAACGCATCCAAGGCAGCAGGTTGTTGGGGACTGTGCTCATCTCAAGTTCCGCTTTACCCACAAACCGAGACCAACAGCATCAAGAACGTCTTGAGACTCTCTAGCTAGGTAACGAGAACCGAGTTCGGCCATCGTCCGTTTGTTCGTTACACTTTTCGGGGCATTACCTTTCCATTGCCTTATCGGAACAAGTGTCACGCTAATGTCGCTCTCTTCACAAACGCCAGCGAGCATACCGACGTAGATGGACAACTTCACGAGAGACCCTGCGGCAACTGCCTGACCAGCCAGACTCGGGTGATAGGCAGGCGCTTCGATGAAAACGCGATCGGGACAGTCACCTTCATACACAGCCTCGGCGCAAAGCCAATAACGGACCTCCTCAGCTGTATCGCGGGCATGACAATACCAATTCTTCTCGTATCCTGGCAGGGAGATAGACTTAAGGAATTTCGGGGAGCGAGCCTTGTCGTCCCAGACTGCAAGGCCGGTCTTCAGTCCCGGATCTACGCTAGCCCACAGAGACATTCGAGAGTCCTTTGCGTTCGAGATAAGCAGAGAGCGTCCTCTGCAGGAAGAACCGGCTGCTGAATCGCTTTTCTCTAAGGCTTCGAAGTAGCTCCTCGTCTATTGAACCTTTGGAAACGAGATCAATGTAGAGCAAAGGCTCCGTCTTCGCTGGGTGAACGATACGGTCCTCGCTCTGATGCCGGTCTTCCATTGAATACGAGTTCGAGTAGTAGATCACGGTGCTTGCTCTGCTCAGGTTCAGGCCGAACTTCCCGACCTTGACCTGCAGCAAAATGACTCGCACCTCCCCGGAAGAGAAAGCCCGAACAATGCAGCTTCGGTCTTCCGGTGAAGTCTCTCCCGTCATGCGGGCCGCCCACTTCGGTTTTCCGAGAGTCTTCCAGCAGAGATCAAGTTCCCTGTTAAATCTGAAAAAGACAAGAACGCTTTCCGCGCTCAGCTCTCCATAGAGCAAAGCCTTTACCTCAAGAGCTTTCGCTGGGTTAACGACCTTCCACTTGCTTCCATGACCCCCCGCCACGCGGCTGAGCCAGTTTGCACAGACGACAGACCAAACGGTTTGCTCGTCAGGGCCCAGTTCGAAACCTTGTTTGATGCTCTTCTCGAGACGCAGTTGCTCCGAGTTCATGGGGACGTTGCGCACCTCGTAGACTTTCTTACTCCCGATACCAGCCTGCGTTCGACTGAGGACATAGGCGTTCCGCTGAACAGCTTCGCGGATGACGGGAATTGATTTCGGATAAGGTCTCCAGTCGTACCAACCTTGACGGAAATACTTCATCCGGAATTGCCAATAGTTTGACGCCTGACAGAATTCCCCGTTAAGGAAGAGGAACTGCGTACAGTAGTCAAGCGGGCCTTCGGGAGCGGGCAAGCCGGACAAAATGACCCGATGCCGCGCTCTCCGGAAACCACGGATGCAGAGCTTCGTTATCCGCGCCTTTGGGTTCTTGATACGAGTTGACTCGTCAAGAATGACGACGTCCCACGGCAAGGAAGCAAGTTCAGGAGTGAGACGGAGGCGCTCGTAGCCCACGAGCAAGAAACCTCCGACCGTGAAGGTGGCACCAACGGGCGTTTTCCCATCAATGACAAGCCCGCTCAAACCCTCTTCAGCAAGTTCCCGTTGCCACGTTCCGATGACACTTAGCGGAGCAACGATAAGGATCCGGCGGGCCTGCCACTCCACGCAAAGACGCACAGCTATCAAAGTCTTACCGAGACGCATCTCCAAGAACAGAGCAGGGCTGGACCGGGTTTTCGCCCAGTTCAGCACCTGCTCTTGGTAGGGGTAAAGCTGCCGCACGGTTAGCTCGTGACGGGAACGGGCTTCTTCTTCACGACGAGCGTCTTCTTGTGGACAGCGAGGGGCTGCTTCTTGGGGGCAGCGTCCTTCTTCGCTCTCCCCTTGCGCATGGGCTCTCCATACCGCACGCTCTGCAGTTTCGGGGGCACGCGCTTGCCGTCCTTCACGTTGAAGTCACCTCGGTTGTAGTGACCGCGTGCGGTCCCGACCGAGCAGAGATTCGTCTTTCCCGGGAATTCGCTCTTCATGAACTCGAGGATTTGCGAGTCTTCCCACTTGTTCTGCATCCCCTTCTGAAGAGCGATGCACCACGCCCCCACGACACCAGTCTTCGTTGTCCGGCCGTACTCTCGCTTGCCTTTCTTCACTTCGTCCATCTCAGCACCTCCTAACTCGGGCGGGTTTCCCGGCTCGACGTCTGCGCTCGCTCTCTCCACCGAAAGCGAAGACACTTTAGACGTCTGCGCGGTAGGGTCTACAGGAACCTCACAAGGTTCCGGTTCTGAAAGGTTTAAGATTGCATAAAGGTTGATAGAAGTCCCGTGGTGTTCAATCCAATGGTGATCACAAAGTCCGTTGATCGCGCCTTCCCGAGAGCAGCGCGGGACCTTGCAGCGGTCCTTGAACGCCATCGCCTAACCCCTTTGGACGCCCATTGAATTCATTGCTAGTCCCTGGGACCGCCAGTGCGGGCAAGGCTTTCGCCTTGCGACCTAACATTGTGCCTTAAGGTTTCGAGTTTTCCTTGAGAATTCGCCTATTTTTCTCGAAGTTGTCCGCGCACAAACCACTACCCCGCAAGCCTTTCCAGCCAAGGCTGCCTTTTTAGGGCAAAATCGTCGATTTTTCTTGGTGATTTCCGTTGCCTGCGTTCAACCTTCGCTATAACGGCCGAAGGGGTCTCAGAGCGGGTTTGGCGTCCGCGCGCCCGATCGCGTGCCCAGAGAAGGGTAATGGGCCCCAGTAGCCGTTTAGGAATGGCGACCGGATTCGAACCGGCTTTCGGGCGACCCTCGCCCGGCACGAGCCCACCGTGCACTGCGCCATTCGCCGTTCACTACGCCTTGACCCCCGCCTTCTCCTGCTCCTTTCTCTCGCGCTTGGCGGGCGGGTTGTGGTGCTGCGGCATGCCCTTGATTTCCTGCGCCTTCGGGATCGCACCCAGGAGCTTGGTCACGTTCTCGGAGTAGAGAGACGCGCCACCCTTGACCTCCTTCCTGAGCTCGAGCGCGGTCCGGTAGAGCGTCGTCAGCGCCGCGTAAACTTCGCGACGCTTGCGGACCTCCATCGAGACCATCGGCTCCAGACCTTCGGGCAGTGTCATCTTCAGCTCGACGTAGTGCGCCGCGCGACCCCTGAAGACGTCCCCGCACTCGCCGTCCTCCACGGGCTTCGCTTTCGGGAAGCACTTCTTCACGGCATCGATGAACTCAGCCCCGCCCTGCCCCGCCGCGTTCACGAACTCACGCTCGAACCGCACGACGTTGTCCTTTTTCACGCGGATGTAACTGGCGTGAACGTGAAGGTTGCGCTCTGCCGCGAAAGCGATTTCACGGTTTACCCACCGAAGGATTTCTGACTTTTTCATTTGGTCTCTCCCAGGATCAGAGGATCTGCCTCATCAGCGCAACGCGATCACTCGTCGCGGACGAGGAGAGAGCGTTAGCTCTCCCCTTCGTTTCGGCTGCAGACCTGACACCCTTCTTCGCTACATTTCCTGAGCCCTGGCGTCATCTTCTGGCGAAGGTGTTCGAGCTGTCTCACCGAAGAGCCTTTCGGGTAAGGAACAGCAACAACGTGAAGGTTGCTGTCTACCCAAATCTTGCCCTTCGGAGCCCATGCCTCCGCACTCGGGATGAACTGTTTTTCGTTCAGTTCGGCATGCCCGCCAACGCGAGTCATGAACTGGCGGAGCTGCGTCCAGGTCGGCAGCTTCGGAACGCTCCACGGTCTCTCGCGACGCACGCCAGCAGTCCTTGCCTTTTTCGCTTCGCGAGCGGCAAAGACGAGGAGCAGACGGTTCATCAGGACGCACGCCTCTGACATAACGCGAAAGAGCTGCGTCATGTTCGCCTGAGCCTGCCGCTGCTCCCGGGGGAGAAGAGGGGGCTGCGGACGCATCTCTTTCTCCGCGCGAGCGAAGTCTGCTGCGCACTGCTGGCAGATCCCGTGCGTAGCCTGATGCGTCCCGGGAGGGAGCTTCTTGAGAGCCGCTTCTGAGAGAGGATCCAGCGCACGTTTGCACCATGCGCAGATCCGAGGGACCGTTGCCATGTTAACCCTCCACGAATTCAGCGTTGTCCGGAAGGAGATCGCGGAACAGCTCCGGGATCGTTCCCTGATGCCAGAGGTTCGTCGTCGTGACCAGAACACTGCCCTTGCGAATGACGAAACGACGGCCGGAAAAGCCGCGAGAACCAGAAGAGCGTTCGTCGTCGATCCAGTAATGCTTCCCGCCGATCCGCAGGGCAGCCGGATTGTCCTTGCACCTGACATACTCCATCCAGAAATCGCAGTTGAAGCACAACTTGCGCTTGAGGAGGAGCCGGTTCACATCTGTGTCCCACACAAGCCTTTCGAGTTTGCTGCACCAACAGCACAGAACCGTGTCGCTCATCCGGTGTGCGTCACACGAGCAGGGCTTGCGTTTGCATTCGTCGCAGCGGAAAACGAACGCATCCCGGGGCACGGTTCCATACTGCTTCCTTCGCTCGAGAGTTGAAGAAGCTGCAGCCTCGGTTTCAAAAAGACCAAGGACATGATCCTCGTCGTCTGCGTACGTCGTCCAGTAGAACACAGAGAGCGGCATTCGTATCCTCCTTTCCTTTCTTTGAGAGAAGGACCGCTGCAGGATTCGAACCTGCAACCTCGAAGGTCCGGACCTTGGAGGCTTCCCAAAGCGGTCACCACAGCGTTACCTTAAACGCTTCGGAACCCTGCTCTTCGGCACCACGCCCTTCTTTCCGCTGGAAGTCTTAAGGAAGAACTTCTGGCCGTCGCGGAAATAGACAGACCAGCGGTTCTTCTGCCAGACGGTCCCGATGTGTTTCATGCGTCCCTCCTATTTGGGGTAAAGGTGTCCGTATTTCTTTTCCCAGGACGGCAACCCGACGTCAGCAAGGAACCGTTCCCTCTCACGCGGGGTCATCTTTCCCGGCAGACCTTCGTACTTCCAGTTCCGTTGCCCGAGAGCGATCGCCGTCCGGACCTGCCCGAGCATAATGTCCTCGGCCCAGCAGTGGATCACGGGATTCCGCCCGAACCGATTGCGGATCGTCCGGCGCAGCGGAAACACCTCGTCCCACCACGTACCCTCGTTCGTTCCCGCCCAAGTGTCGAGCAGGTAAGAATCGAAGGCGCGGTCGTGGTTCTTCAAATAGTATGCGATGTCCTCGCAGACAACGTCGTAGGCACGCTTGTCTGCACAAAGTCTGATAACGTCCTGGTCCTTCTCCACAACGACCACATCACTCACATGTTCCATTTCCGAGACCATCTTCGCCACGATTCCAAGGCCGAGCCCGCCAACAAGCACTCGACCCTCCGGCTCGACATTCCAGATCATCTCGGCGATCTGGTTCAGCTCTTCGGGGAGGTCTGTCATCCAGACGCCGTGATCCTCTTCGCTCAGCTCGTGGTATTTGAGCGGAGCATTCAGACGAACACTCACGGGCCGAATGCCCCGGAGGAGGGCCTGGCGCATACCGACGAGAGGAGTCGAACCCTCAACGGACTTGTGCTTCACGTGGACCTTCCCTGAAGAACTTTCTGGCAACGCGATTGGAGAACGGAAAGCGGTCGGTCTATAGCTCCTCGGCATTGGGTTTTCCTTTCTTGTTGCGAGCAACGTTCGGGTACCTTTTCCTTTTCCTGTTCAGCTTCGGAGCGCGCGGAATGACCCCAGCTTCGATGCAACCGATGTACATCTCGTAGAGTATTTGCAGCATGCCGTTGAACCCTGGGTCTGTACGACGCTGCCTGATAATCACAGCCCCCTCCTCGCCTTGAGTCGGCCAAGGACGATCGCGGCAACACAGTCCTTGTGCGCAGTGGTGACCTTTATGCCCTGAACGGCAAAGGCTGTGACGCAGCGCGCATCGCGGAAAGCCGTTTCGACAACCTGCCGGACGGCCATGGCCGCGTCAACGTCTCCCTTCTCCAGTCTCTTCTCAGCTCTGTCGATCATCAGAGCGAGCCCTTTTTCGGCCACCGGATTCATCATCGTTTCTCCTTTCGCAATCCGCTTCTCCCACTCCTTCTTCCGTTCCGCCTTGGGAGGTTCGTCTGCGATCCCGAAGAGCGGTTTGAGGTCGAAACAGTCCTCGTCGTCGCAATGCCTGGAGTAATGCTCGTCACAGACCTGATGCCCGTAGTACTCCAACCCGGCTAGCCGGGAGCATCGGGGAACTTCACAGACATCATCGCGTTTGGTTTTCACTTTTCCTCCTCAGGCCGTGCGGCTTGCAGCGCTTTCTCGATGAGTACCAGCGTTTCTTGCTGCAACTCGGTGTTTGGTAGCGAAGGCGTTCCCGCGCTTCCAGTAGAGCATCATGCATCAGCGGCGCGGCGGAGGGACACCCGGCGGGGGCTACTCGGGATGAATGTATCGCGTCTCTCCGTGCAGGGCCCACGAACGAACCTGCCGCTCGATTTCGTCCGCCGCATCCTGCGGCGTCCGATGGAGAGACCGTTTCGCCCGACACTCTTCTACGCCAGCCCCATTCTCCGCGGGAAAGTCCACGTTCCAGTCTCCGGGATACACCACGACATGATCCGAGTTCCGGTTCTCCGCGAAGCTGAACGCGATGTGCTTCCCGTTGCTGAGCATGATGTGCAAAACGAAACCCTGTTCACGGCAGTTTGAGAATCCGCACAGGTACGCGGTCTGAACCCCAGGGATGGGACGCTTGCGTAGAATCCGGACCACCATCCGTGCCAGTCGGTCGTTCACAGGATTGATTCTCATTTGGGTCTCCTCCGCTCTGAGGAACCTGCCTCGTCAGGCGCAGTGGGTTAGTTCTGCGCGACGCAGGGGAGAACTCGCTCTCCCCTAACGTTTCGGCGTTATACAATATCCGAGTGCGCCTGTCTCAACCACTGCAGGTTGTGGTCGTTGTACTTCTCGATGACGAACGCACCGTGGCCGTCCTCGTGGCCGATGGAGAGCCCGTGGATTCGGCACAACCTCTCAATTGCATCGAGGAACTTCTCTACTTTTTCAGGAGACTGCACATAGAGTGCCATCTCTGCATCCCGACACCTCCTTTGGCTTAGAGCACGTGGTTGAAGCGGAACGTCCAGTCGTACTTGCGGTCGAGGATGATGTACCAGCTTTCCTCCCCGTTGCCCGGGATCTGCTCAGCGAGTTCCTCGTACGTGTCCGCGTTGAACAGGCACGGGAAATCCTCGAGGTTCGAAAGGTCCTGGGCGAGATCCTCGAGCATCCGCTCGTCCCAGACTCCGAAACGTTCCATGCTAGTTCTCCTTTTCGGCCAGCATTTCCTTCCGCAACCGGGCGCGCACCTCCCAATCGTTCTCGCCTTCCTTCGGCACCACGACTCCCAGGAACGACACTCCCGACGAGCCCTCCATCAACGCAACGACCTGCTCCACCGCTGCCTCGCGCGAAGTCGCCAGCACACCCCAGACAATGAGCACGTTGTCCCAGCCGACCGCGACCTCGAACCGTTCCATGGCCTTCCTCCTTTCTGAGGAACCTGCCTCGTCAGCGCCAGGAGGTTAGTTCTGGCGGACGCAGGAGGAAATCGCTCCCGCGTTTCGGCTCTATAGGCCCTGAACGACTTTCTCGAGGAACGCCTTCGCGCTGGCCTCGTCGTAGACGCTGCTGACCTCGATGACCTTCTGGCCGGTTTTGAGGATCGCCGGGATACCCTCAGTCGTGTACCCCAAAAAGGGGGTCACGTGCGCACACGTCTGGCAGATGGACTTGAAGCCCTCCGTGCGGAAGAACCCAGCCAGACACAGGACTGCAGCGAGCTTCTCCAGGTCGGCCTGCTGACCTGCCTCAAGAATCGGCAGTTCCAGCAGGTGTTCGGTCGTTTGCGTCGCCGCGTCCACTGCGCGCGAGTGCATGAAGGCCACCAGCTTCACGGAACGGTTCGACCTCTTCAAAGCATCGATGAGCGCCACAGCGCACGCTCCCTGCCAGAAAAGCCTGTCGGCTCGAAGGTGGCAATTGCCACCGAGACGGCACAGGATCGTCACCGTCTGGGCAGCCTTGCGGCGAGGATCGAACTTGCGCCGCGTGGTCGCCCACGCGCGGTTCAGATCCCCGGACCAGACGCGCTGCATGTCCACCTCGTCGCCGAAGTCCGCGCGGGCCTTCGCGCGACGGACGCTGGGTAGCGGCGGGACGGCCAGCTTGCCGAGCGCTTCACGCACCCGACGCAGACCTTCGGGCCAACCGGAATCGAGGATCCGGTAGACGCTTTTGACGTCGGGCGCGCCCAGCCAATTGCTGGGGTCGCGGTTCACGAGATTCCTCGCGTAGCTGATCGCGTCCTTCGGCTTGCTCTGGCGGAGTTCGGTTACGCTCTCCCAGCGATGACGCACCATGCGCTGCTGGGCTCCCCCCGGCCGAATGCCGCCGTTCGCGGGCAAGTTCTCCGGCTTCTCCATCGTCTCGCGCATACCTTCCTCCTTTTCGCTGGAATCACCCTCGGGCCTGTCTGCTCAAACTCCCAGGCGCGACTTCTCGTCTGCCGTCCAGTCACAGAAGTACTGAGCGCTCCAGCGGTCCGCGCCCCAACCGTAGGCCTCCTTCATCTTGCTGAAGGCGATCAGCGTCCGCATGCTCATGATCCGTTCGATGCCGTGCTGCGCGATCTGCTTACGAATCGCCTGGCCCCACGCCAGGACTTCGGCGTCGCAGAGCGCTGCCTCGACGCGCGGATCGTAGTCCATGGTCACGACCCCTGCGCGGAACCGGTCGAGCGTGGCCGCGTCCAGCTGGTTCCGTCCGACGTACTTCATGTCCGCTCCGAGACCGAACGTGTTCGCTGCCGCGAGGCAGACGAAGTCCTTGTGCCGCTTCACAACCGCGTTCCCGAGACGCTGGGGGATCGTCATGTGGCCGTTGGCGAGCGCCGCGTTCAAGAAGGTCAGCGTGTTGGGGTCAGCGCCGTCGATCTCGTCGAACAGAAAGACGCCACCCTTTTCATAGCACTCGACGAAGGGCGACGCGTGATACTCGAACCGCCCGGCCGACCCCGTCGGAAGGAGCCAGCCAGCCAGCGTGCTCTCGCTCATCCCAACCGAGCAGCTGACCGTGTGGAACGGAAGGCTGAGCGCCTCGGCCACCTTTTCGGCGAGGTAGGTCTTGCCGCAGCCTGCGGGCCCGACCATCAGCACGTTCACGCGCTGGCTGGCCAGCTGAAGGATCGTCTCGAACTCGCGCGGAAGGGCACCCTTCATTTCTTTGCGCGTGCCGTCGGGGAACTTCACCTCGATCGTCTGCACCCCGCCCGCCAGTTCCTTTTCGAGCTCCGCCCTGATCTGGGCCCGAAGAGCATTCTCGTCCACCTTCTCGGTCACGATCTCGGGCGCACCGTCCTGCGTCGGGCGGATCTCTCCGAACTTGCCTGCCTTTACGTCCGCGATGATCTGCTTCAGTTCCGCCCAGCTGCCGTCGCGGTCAGCCTTCTCGCCGCAGCGCTCGACCACCGTCGTCTTCCTCAACCACTTCTTGCGGCCACCCCCGATGAAGCTGACTTCGATGCCGAACTTCGTCGCGGCCACCAGCAACTGGTGGTAGGGCATGCTGTGCATCCAGCCGTAACGCATAGCTTTCCTCCAGTTCTCCAGTTCTCTGAGGTGATCTGCCTCGTCAGCAGGCGGGGATCAATCCGCCCGGACGCGGGGAACGTACCCCGCGTTTCGGCTACCGTCGGGGGGGGAAGGACGCGCAGCCCGGGCAGCGATTCTCGTCGCTGACCCGAACGGCCACGTTCCCGCACACGCGCTGACCACAGTGCTGACAGGTTACCGCGTCCTGCCCGCAGGAGCAGAACTCGTCGTTCAGCAGCTTGTGGGGCGTCGGCCTGTTCTCCGCAGCCCTCTCTGCCCGGGAACGCCATCCCCAGAAATCGTGTCTCATCGCTTTCCTCCTTTGGGGTAGGGTCCTGAAACCTTGCTCTTGCCGTCGCTCGAGGACCGCCTCCCGCCCGCCTGGTTCTCGCTCGCCCGCTCGCGCGGGGTCATCGCTTAGCTGCCCTTGCCCGGGCGCGACCTTTCGGGGTCGCTGGGGGGTCCTGGCTTCCGTTGCCGCTTAGCTGTCGCGGCTTTCCGCTGCCGGGGCGGGGCTCCTCCGTGGTAGCGCCTTTTCCGCTTGCCGGTCCCTTGGGGGCGGGGTCGCGCGGGGGGTCCCCGGGGGCGCACCCCCTGGGGCGTCGGGCCGCGTCCTTGCTCGCGAGCCCCGCGCTGCCTTCCCGCCCAGTTTCCACAGACCCCGTCAGGCCCGATGGTTTTCGGCCCCGGAGGACCGTCCCGCCTGACACCCTAATTGTCGCCTGCCCGGGGCGGAATTACAAAATTTCACGAAAAAGAGGGGCTGATTTATTCAACGTTGGATACTGGGGATATGGCGAATTTTGTTTTTCCCTCCGGATTTTTATTCGAGGTAGGTCAAGAGACGACCCCCCAGGAGGGGGTCTCCCCCCCAGAACGGTCCCATTTCAAATGTTTCAAAGAAAATTTAAAATCTTAGGTCTCTAAAGGACGAGGGAGCCCCCTGCCCGGGGGTCGGAACTTGACCTACCTGCGATAAAGCTGCTGGCCGCGTGCGAGCTCTGCGGCAAGGGTACCCGCAGGGAGCAGACGTCCGCTCGCCTGTCCGAGGTGGAAGGCGTACGCGTCCATGGCGCAAACGACCTTCCGGTTCAACGCCCGCAGTCTTCTGGAGAGAGACTGCTCAGAACCGTAGAGGGTGTAGCCTTGTTGCAGTTCGGGGAAGAATCCGTGTGCGGCGGCGAAGTCCGCTGCGCGCAGGCAGAAGCAGTGACCGTAAATCTCGCACTCTCGCTCCCGGCCTCGCCAGAGCTCGCGGCAGCGCTCGCTCGCACGCTCGAGTCCCCGCACGCGCCACCCGTCGGTTGTGGCCTGCTGAAGTTCGGACGGTGCCGTCTGTGGGCCACAGTTGCTGTGCGGACCGCAGACGGCCACATCTGGTCTCGTCCTAAAAACACGGACAATCGCGGGCCACCAGCCTGGACCAACCCAGCAATCCGAATTCAGGAGGCAGAGAACGTCGGTTCCGGATTCAACCTCTTCCATGCAGACCCGGTTCCAAAGTGCAGTTAAACTCTCCGGGTTTCCCCAGTTGTCAACAATCCTGATGGTGAGGTCGCGCTCCTGCGTCTCTCGGATTGTATGGGCCAGGACCTCGTTTTCCATCTCCCGTAAGCCGAAGCGAACGAAGACAATCGAGAGTCTCATGCCTGTAGCCCGTGAAGAAGTGCTGTGGTTGCGTGCATCCAGCGTGCAGCTTCGTCTTCGATCCGACCGTAACTCCACGGACTGCCGTCCAAGGACTGCAATGCCCTGACACAGATGTGCGAGTGTTTCTCAATCTCACACTTGGACGCTTGCGTCAACGCTACGACCTTTGCTCCTCTGGAACGCGCCGCTTCTGCAGCCCAGCAGACATTTGCCGAGTTGCCAGAGGCAGAGAAACAAACAAGCAGGTCTCCCTTGGCGAGGCGTCGAGAAGCCAGCATGTTGGCAAGGGCCACGCTGAAACCGTCGTCGTTCGAATGGGCACTGAGCTCTCCAGCCTCACCGAGAGATTCTGCATGCTTGTTTCCGACCTTCGACCAGTCCAAGGCGGCATGAAAGGCGTTATGGGCAGATCCGCCATTGCCGCATGTGAGGATGCGACGAGCCTTAAGGACCGCGAGAGCAGCTTCAACCGCGCCTTCCCTGATTTCTCCGATGTACCGTCTCATGCAATACTTCGCAAAACGCTCTGGTGTGCCGAGGTCGGAGGAGA